GAACCAGTCAAGATGTTTGATGATGCCATGGATGCAATCAGGTATGCGACCACTCACATCAGACAGGAGTACTATACGGATGACAGCTACCTGGCGTTTTAGAAACACATTAACTGCTTAGAATAATATAGGTATGGCAATGACATTAAAGGCTGCACCTCAGCGACTCACTCCGGCATACAACCCAGTCAAGTATATCTATGACTCGACCAACAAAAACCTAGGAGGCTTCAAGTATATCTTTGAGGTATACGAGTCAGGCACAGCTAATCAGATAGCTGAGTACAGGGTGCTACCTGTTTACTCTACGGGGTACGGTGAGATTGACCTAACTAAGTTACTGCAGTCTAAGGTAAGCTTTGACCTAGAGCCAAACAATACCACAGTATACGATGCAACCAACAGCCATTACAAGTATGACCTTAAGGTAGGTGAGGAGTATCTTACTACGACCTCATTTACATCTGCCATGACTCAGTACACTACTGCTCCCTATGTTGGTAGAGTTCGTCTTAATGGGACCAATACATTTGTGGTAGGTGATCAGATAGTCTTAACTCAGACAGGACTAGGTGGGGTGAATGCCAACCTTAATGGATTGTACACTGTGCTTGTGGCAACTCCTACCTATATTGTGATTAACTTCCTTTGGTCAGGTATCACCAACGCTAACAAGGATGTTGAGATAACCTATGCCGATGGTAGGAGGACCACTACCTACAACATCATCAATGATTTGAATAACTATGTATTCAATGGTGCACTGCCTTGGACTGAGTGGCCGTCATGGGATGAGACTAACTATGACTTGAGTGGTAACACTGACAAGTTCCTAACATCCATACCTGCTACCAACTTCTACGCTACACTATCTCAAGACTTGTGGATGAATGCAGTGTATGGCTTCATACCTGGAGGGACTCACAAGATAGTATTCACCAATGATGCTGGTGAGATATTTGAGAAATCAGTAGGTGCCACTGACCACATCACAGGTAACGCAGTAGGCCCTAACAACCTTGGAACACTTACTCCTGTATCAGGACCATTGCCATTGATTAAGCCTACCACTCAATACTATGAGTACTACTATGAGCACAATGGCTCACAGGTTACACAAGCCTATCGAGTGAACATAGATCGTAGAACACAAAGCAAAGAGTACAGCATTATATTCTTAGACCGTTATGGTTCATGGGGTAGCTTTGCGTTCACCGGTAGAGCATACGAAACGGGAAGCGTACAGCGTGAACAGTACAACATGGATGTGCAGGGTAAGATAGCAAGCAGTGAGTGGACCTATGACTTAACTGAAAGAGGATATACCAACAGCTATGTAACGGTAGAGAATACCATTGACCTCAACACTAACTGGATGACTGAGGACATGGCTACCTATTTCACTGAGCTCATCAGTTCACCATACACTTACTTCAAGGTATCTAACTACGATGAGAACTGCGACATCCCTGAGAGCACTGAGTACATCAGCTGTAATGTAGTGACATCCAACTATGAGTACTACAAGCAACGAAACAAAAATCTAATCAAGCAAAGCATTACTATCAAGCTTGCTAACAACGACATGGTCAATGGTTAGGATACAACTAGCAACAGGCTACCTAGATGTTAAGGAAGGTACATCTTTCCCTCTGACATTTCAGGTAGGGGACATCAGAGATATAAGTCAAAGGAAAGGTAACTTCTCTAAGACCATTGTATTGGTAGGCAGTAAGAATAACAATGACCTACTGAACCACTACTACGATGTGAACATTGTAGCCGGTACCTTTGACATTAATGCAGTAACTAATTGCTCAGTTATCCAGGACGGCATACCTGTCATGGAGGATGCAAGCATGCAGCTCACAGCCATTAAGAAGGTACAGCTCACTGAACAGTATGAAGAGCATGTTGAGTATGAGGTATTGATTAAGGAAAGCAAAGCCGATTTCTTTACAGCCATCAATAACAAGGAGCTAACTGATATTGACTTCAGTGACCTCAACCACACATACGATGCATTCAATGTGGTTAACCGATTTAACAACTCGGTAACTGATGGCTTCAAGTACTTCCTACCTGGAAGCGGTGACGCGTTCTACAGCACTCAAGAGTTTAAGCCTGCCATCTTTGCCAAGACTTACTTTGACCGTATCTTTCAAGATGCAGGATTCACATACAATTGGCCAGACCTAGTTGATGATAAGTTTGACCGGCTAGTCATTCCATACAATGGGGATACGGATAACTTCGACTATGCAGATTATACAGTCAAGGCTAACGCAGGACCAACCACTTACACAGGTACCTTCTTTGCAGGTGTAGCTGAATTTCAGAACCCTCAAACAATAGCAGGATGGACTGAGACCGAAGACCCTCAGAACATTTACAATCCTGTCACTGGAGTATACAGTACTCCATTTAATATCAGTAGTAACAACTCACAGCAGTATGACTACAGCGTTCAGATACAATACGAGATTAGACTAGTGAACTCTTCAGGTGTTACATTGTATTCGGGTCAAGCCGGTACAGCTGCACCTGTTTTCTTTCAGCCTCAGTTAGTACTAACTCGAAATGGTGTAGTGTCATTCACTACCAACCTATACACTAACCCTGCACCACTTAACAACAGTGCAACGGTTACCTATGGAGTTCAAAGTCCAGGTTCAGTACCTAATGGTACCACAACTATCTTGAGTCAGACAGTAGTAACTACCATGGCATTGACAGCTCAGAACTTACCACAGCTATCTCAAGGTAGGTTAGCTGTTAAGGTTCCAAGGATAGCAACCCCAGTGACTGGAGCTAATGCACCAATATGGCGGACAGGTTCTGCAGCAGGTCCTGCTTGTGCATCCGGTCAGATAAAGGTACAGGCAGTGATCACTAGCATAGATGTTACTATTACACCTAGCAACAACATTGTAGCTATCGGTGGTACCATTGATGTGAATGACTACGTGCCTCAGAAGATAAAGCAAAATGATTTCGTTAAGGCTATCTTCAACATGTACAATCTGTACGCTGATGTAGATAAGACCCAACCTAATCAGCTCAACCTCATCCATAGGGATGACTACTACGATGCAGGTAAAGAGGTAGACTGGACTTACAAGCTAGCCAAGGACCAGGAGCAGTCACTGTCATTCTTGCCGGAACTGACTAGTAAGAAAGTAATACTCACCTATTCACCTGATACGGATAGCCCTAATGCTACATACACTACAGCTACCAACCAAATCTACGGACAGGTAGAGGTAGTCTTTGATAACGAGTATGTCAAGGATGTGGACACTAAGCCTATCTTGTTTGGACCTACACCAATTATTAAAACTCCATTCGGTGCATACGTGCCAATGATAGCAGGACAAGCTCCTAAGACTAACCTGCGTATCCTGTACGATGGCACAAGTAGATCATGTAGTCCGTATCACATCTATGACTACGGTACTACCGGTATGACAGGTGTAACAAGCTACCCGTATGTTGGTCACTTCGATGACCCACTTAACCCTACATGGGATTTGAATTACTCGGTGTGTTCATTCTACTACTACCAACCATTAAGCCTAACAGATAACAATCTATACAACAGATACTGGAGGCGAACACTAGGGCAGATTAACAACGGTAAGATGTTGACTGCTATGTTCAATCTTAAGGATAGTGACATCCAGGCTATGGAGCTCAATGACAAGATACGCATTGACAATAGTTGGTGGAACATTAACCGAGTTATTGACTACGATGCCAATGCTAACAAGCTTACACAAGTAGAGCTTATCAGTGTAGACAATGAGGTGAACTTCATGCCATTCGTTAACCCGTTCGGAACACCAGGTGTTGGCCTTCCAAATATATCAGCTATTCAGCAGGTAGCTAACAGCAGTGTGGTCAACACTAAGAGCATGAACAGTAATGTGCTTACCGGTGGTGGCATGATAGGTGAGGTAGTCAACCGAGGTAACATTGTACCTGGAGGGCTCAGAGTAATGGTAGCTACTGAAGGGTACTCAGTAGAGAATGATGGTATAGTCACTGACAACTTAGTGGTAAGAGGTAGCATGAATGGTATACCTGTTGACCCTGCATACTATAAGTACACAGCATTGCTATCTCAATCAGGTACAGCTGACCCTGTTGCCGATGTGAAAGAGGGTAGCTTTGGTGAGATAGTATGGACTAGACAAAATCAAGGTGAGTATCAGGGAGCCATACAAAATTGGGAGATAGGAACTATACTAGGCAGTGAGCTTACCGTAATGATTAACAACGTAAACTTTGACGGGGTGATCAGTGCTCAGTATGTACCATCAAATAACACTATAGATATATTCACAACTCAGATAGGTGTGGGCTTTGTAGATAACTACCTTGTCAACACTACTATTGAAATAAGATATTACAAGCCATAACATGAATGAAGTAGAAATACCATTAAAGCTCGGTGGCATTGCCGAAATAAAAGCAGAACTTAGAGACCTCAAAGGTCAAATAGCTAATGCTGCGGATGCTGATACAATGACTGAATTAGCTCAAAGAGCAGGACAGTTAAAAGACCAATTAAAGGATGCCAATGAGCAGGTAGCTATCTTTACCACAGGCTCAAAGTTTGAAGCTGTATCTAATAGCTTCGGTGCCATCAAGGGTGACTTAATGAGTCTTGACTTTGAGGGTGCATCTGAGAAGGCTAAGGTGTTTGCTAAGAACATGGCAAGCATTAAGCCTGATGATATCGGCAAGGCGTTTAAAGGATTGACAAGTACTATCGGTTCTATCGGTAAGGCATTCATGTCATTAGGTCAAACCTTACTAGCCAACCCTATATATTTAATTGCTGCGGTGATAGCTGGAGTCATTGCTGCTACGATTTACTTAGCCGATAAGTTAGGCTATCTTGACCAGGTAACTGAGGCAGCAGGTATGGTGTTTGATGCCTTGATTGAAACACTCAAAGAACTTGGTGAAAGTATGGGCATAGCTGCTGCTCAAAGTGAGGAGTACATAGCTATGCAGGAGGCTAACACTAAAGCTAATGAAGAGGCAGAGAAAAGTACAGCAGGTGTTATTGAAGTAACCAATGAAGTAGGCACTGCATTCGAGTTAGCTAAGGAAGGGGTAATCTCAAAAGAGGAAGCACTTGCTACCTACAACTCAAAGCTAGGTGATACATTTGGTGCAGCAACTACATTGGCTGAAGCGGAAAAATTATATGTAGCTAAAACTGATGCATACATTGCAGCTACCATGGCAAGAGCTCGAGCTGAAGTCTTTGCTAAGAAAGCAGCGGAAGCAGATGCCAAGGCAATCATGGCTAAGAGTAAAGACCAAACCACAGCACTAGATAAGGTTACTACCTGGGTAGATAAGAATAAGACTCTAGCGTATGTTGTAGGTGCCACTACCTTGGGTACAGGTCTAGCAGTAGTAGGTACTCTTGATGCCATGGATAAATCAGGTAAGAGCCTAGCCGATAAGCAAAAGATGAGAGTTGGAGAGGAGCAGAAAAGGCAAGGCAAGATATCCAATATGTATCAAGAGGAGGCAAAGAAGGCATTGAAGAATGCTATTGAATTAGAGAAATCTAATGACATAAATATCAAAGGTAATAAGGCAAAGACTGCAAGCAATAAAAAACAAAGCGACCAACGTATCAAGGATGCTGAGAAAGAGGCAGAGAAGCTACGTCAAATTGCTATTAAGGAAAATGAGGATAGAATCAAAAGAGAGGATGAGCAGTTTGACTTACTCAATAAGCTAACCCTTACACAACGTGAGCAGGATATCCTAGCATTGACTCAAGACTATGATAAAAAGTATGAGCTCGCTAATGGCAATGCTGAACTTGAGAAGCTACTAGCTGAACAGCAGAAAAAAGATATCGCAGAAATCAATAAGAAATATGCTGACGAGGCAGAAAAGAAAGCAAAAGAGGAAGCAGATAAATTAGCAGCAGCTAAGAAAGCAGCAGATGATCTAATCTTCAACTTGAATGCTACCCAACAAGAGAAAGATATTCGAGCACTGGAGGAGCAACTTGAAGCAGATAGAAAAGTGTTAGGTGATAACGCAGCTGCACAGCTCCAGCTTACTGCAAAGTTTGAGGAGGATAAAAAAGCCATTGAGAATAAGTATGCACTTGAAAGGATAGAGAATGCTAAGAAAGAAAGAGATGCTAAGATAGCTTTAGCTGAAGATATATTCAATGGAGTATCTGCAGTAGGTAGTGCATTGATCAAGGACCAAAAGAAACTAGAGAAATTTAACAAGGCGAATGCGTTGATTCAAATTGGTATTGATACAGCCAAGGCAATATCTTCATTAGTTGCTGCGTCTCAAGCTAACCCATTCAACGGATTGACAGCAGGTGCTGCAGGTATTGCTCAGTTTGCTAGCGGTATCATTCAGATAGTTACTAACATAGCCAAGGCTAAGCAGATATTAACATCAGGAGGTACGCCATCACCAGGTGGTGGAGGAGGTACAGCTGAAGCAACAGGTGGAAGCAATACCAATGTAGCACAGCAGGTACCGGCATCAGCTCAGTTATTTGGTGCAGCCAATAGCGGTAACGTAGTGAGTGCAGGAGGAGGTACATCTAACAGTTCCATGACTGTCACAGCTGTAGTATCTGAGACACAAATAACCAACGTACAAAACAAGATAACTAAGATTAATAAAAACGCTGAATTATAATGAACTCACTACAAGCAATCACCAACCACATTGAGCAGTTCTACAACAATCACCTGCAGGTAAAGAAAGTAGGTAGCGACTTCAAGGAACAGCTATACAACTTCGCTACCCAGGATGAGAAGTATCCTATTGTTTTCATTGTGCCGGTAAGCGTTAACCCTACCGAGAATACCTCAGAGTTTAACTTTGACATCTACTGCTTTGATATCATCCAAAAAGATAGGGCTAATATCATTACAATACTAAGCGATACACAGCAGATATTGAATGACCTATTTGTGTACTTTACTTACAGCAATGACTACAGCTTTGATGTCATAGGACTGCCTAGCTTCCAGGCTATAAACAATGATCTACTTGACTACGCTGCAGGGTATGTTATGAACATCACTCTTACCGTCAATGACTGGACTGATTGTGCTGTGCCTCTATCAGGGAACTAAACATTTCGGAGGCTTAGAATAATATAGGTATGAGTGCACCAAATTGGTGGGGAGACTGGAGACCTATCCTCACACCTCACACCGGAAACCTTCAACCTACTGACTTACTAGAATGTACTTCTATAGTGGGTGGCTTACCTGTTAACACAGCCATTACAGGTGCTCAGATAATAGCAGCTGCATCGGGTGGTAGTGGGTTGACTATAGGAACAACAGGTATCACTTCAGGTACTATTGGTAGGGTATTATTCCAAGGCACAGGCAATGTATTACAGCAGAGTGCTAACTTGTTTTGGGACAACACAAATAACAGACTAGGGATAGGGACAAGTAGTCCATCTTTTTCTTTGGATGTTAATGGTGGTTTAAGAACACTTGGTGTATCCCAACTAAGAGGTCCATCAAACAGTATATTAGGAAGTAATTTACAAACAACATCAGCTGCTCTTATTTTTAATAATACATTCAATGGTGCTCTTGGTATAGGTAGTTATTCTAATTCAGGCGCAGAAATTCAAAGTGCCCAAAATGGTGGTGTATCAGTTGGAGGTATTTTAATTTTACAAAGACAAGCTGGAAATACATTAATTGGCACAGCTACAGACGCAGGATTTAAGTTAGATGTGAATGGTACTGCTAGGGTGCAGGGTACAATGACTATACCATCAACAGGTAATTTTGGTATTACTGTTTCAAGAACAGGAACATCAGGTATAGCTCAACAGATTTTTAATTCTTCAGCCACAACTTATTTAGGTGCAGATAGTTCAGGTGGTGGCTTTTTATTTACAGGTGGATTGCCTTATGCTTCATTTTTTGGTAATGGTGCAAATAGGCCTACACAATTTGGTACAAATGGTGCAATAAGAATGACTATTTTTGCAGGTGGTAATGTGGCAATAGGTACTACAACTGATGTAGCTAGTGCAATTTTACAAGCAAGTTCAACAACTCAAGGCTTCCTACCTCCACGAATGACCAATGCACAGATGCTAGCAATAGCTGCACCTGCTGCAGGATTGGTAGTATATGACACAACTAACAACAAGCACTGCGGATACAACGGTACTGCTTGGCAAAACTTCTACTAATGATACAGATAGAACCACTTAACATACCAACTAAAGGCACAGCATCTCAGATGTCAGTGCTTGTACTTAACTTTGCTACCAATGCTACCACAGCTCAGACCTATTGGCAACTATATGATCAGGAGGGAACACCCCTATTGGATGGTAACTACACCATGACTGAGGAACAGTTCGCCACATGGGGTACTGACAATAATGTAGTTAATGAATATGTAGCAGATGCTATAGGAGTAACAATAATATCATGATAGAATTAGACGAAAAACAACTAGAAGAGATTAAAGCATACTTGGCTGAGCTACCAATGAAGTACGCCTTACCTCTATTGCAGTACTTAGAGAAATTAAAAGAAGAGCAGAATGGCTAGATACGCAAACACAGGTGAGTTCAATGTGCTATATCCTACCCGTAGGAAAATGGCTACTATACTCAAGAGAATAATTAGACAGGAAGTAGCAGATGGTGAGGGTACACTTGTAGAAAGTGTGCGTATCAATGCCAAGGTAACAGGCTTCCAAAAACTAGAGATACAAATAGTAGCTATGTACTACTTTATATTTCTAAACAATGGGGTGCCACAAACTGCTAACGCCTATGGCCCCAATGGTGGGTCTATAGCTCCACGAGATTTCGTTGCACAATTTACTGATGCGTTAATGGCAGCAGGTCTTGTTGCTGAGATATATCGGCAGTATACTGAATGGATAACTAAAAAGTATCCTTTGGTACAAGCTGTTGAAGTGCTTGAGAAACAATATAAATTAGTGTATACATTTGAGGCACTTGACCCTCCTGCAACTTTTACTCCTGGGTTCCCGTTAGATGTCTAACTCTTTTTTCATACCCAGAACATTAAACACATAAACGAGTGGTAGGGCACCTATCTTATCACTCTTAGTTATGTCACCTTTTGATAGGCTATAGATCATTAGCTCCCATGACCACTTGGCACTCTGTTGTTCTTTCTCTATTTCTTTGATTTCTTCAGGGTCAAGTTCTGCCTTTTCTTCATTGGTCAATGGCTCATCTGCTTCACCCATAAATAGGTTCTCATACTTTTTAAGGAAGTCATCCCTAAACTTTAAGAACTCATGTATCAATCCATACACATCTGTGATGGGTAGGTCAAGGAACTTATCAGCCCTAATGGTGCAGTCAAAGTCATAAGGTTCCATTACCTCATCACCCCATTCATTCAGCTTAGTGTTCCGGTATAAGATAGCACATACATTAGCTAGGTTCTCTATATAGTTCTGACCAAAATAAAAGTCCAGGTCAATGTACTCATATAGGCATAGCTTGTTGAATGGCTTGAGCTTCAACCCAAGTAGCTCATGTTTATATCTTTTGGATGGTTCAGATTTACACCACTTATTCTCTTTGATTAATTGCCGCATCTCATCAACATCGAGCTCTTCAATATCCTCAATTGGTAAGTCTGACAAGATAGAAAGTGCCTCACTATTGTAGTGATACGAACCCTGTGAGGCATCTATCTTATTAAACTCAATGAACTGCTCAACAGTTACATCACTCCACTGCTTCGGTAGGTGTATCATTTCTTAATTGTTGGCCTATCTTTTGAGCTATGAACATGATATAAGGGATGGCAATGTTAGCATCTAGCTTCCGTAACAGCTTAGCCTTTTGTTTGATGTGAGCATCAGCATAGTGTTCGGTGGGTGTAAGGTCCTCACGTTTGAACATGACAGCTAACATCTCAGATATGTATCCTTTGTTCTTATGTAGTGCTACCTTCTCAATAATCTTTGTATCACGTACAGTTAACTTCATTTGAGCCTTATACAAGTAGCCTTCAATCTCAAGCTCCTCCACTACAGGAAAATCTTTTTGCTCCATTGTGTTGAAGCTTTTAACAATCTCTACAAAGTCAGCAACATCCGTATCCCAAAATTCATTCTCAGGTATCCCCAGGTAAGCGAATACTTTAAGGTGTTTGTCAATGGGGTCAAGGCTAGTATCATTGTTGATATCAGTAATAGTTTCAAACTGCTCAATGGTCAGCTCATCGATTTGGTTGGGAATCTCCCTGTTTAAGATAGTTATCATGTTTTAAAATTTGAACAAATATAGGAAATTTATAATATAGGTAATGGCAAAAGATAAACTACCAGTTTACAAAATTACTATTGACCCTGAGTACTCCGAGAATGGTCAAGACTTAGGTATTGAGCAGATAGCATTCACAAGCACTCCAGCCATCAAAGTCATGGGTATGGCATTCAGTGCTCAGACAAAGCCTATGAGATTTAACGATGAGATAAAGTACCGTATCACTGCACCTGCTTTGATACCTATGGAGATCTATCGCTTTGATGAGGATACAGATGAGGAGTACTATGTTAAATTCACTGCTGAAGAGATAGAGAAAATTCATGCTAAGTTCATGAAAGACATGTTGAATAAGGACCTATTCAACTTGGAACATGATACTGAAAAGACTGTACCTGCCTATGTACTTGAGGCATGGATAGTAGACACTCCAAAAGAGGACAAAGCTTACTCATCATTTGGTATTGAAGTACCGGAGGGTACACTTATGGTTACTGCCCAGGTAACTGATAAAGAGTACTATGCTGAACTTGTAGCTCAAGAGCAAATAGGCTTCAGTATAGAAGGGTACTTAGGCATGAAACTAAAAGAGCAAAACAAATCCCAAATAAATACACAAATGAATGAGTTAATGTTGCCGGATGGCGAACACATCATCAACGAAAAAATCTACATCGTAAAAGATGGTAAAGTAGTTGAAGTAAAAGATGTTGAAAAAGTAGAGGCTTCTGAGGAAGTAGCCCTAGAGGAAACTGTTATCGAAGAGGAAGTAACAGAAATCCCTGCAGAGGAAGAGACAATGGCGGTAGATCCTGTGCTTGACGCAGAAGCTATCTTAGCTATTGTTAAGCCTGCAATGGATGAGCAAATCAATGCCCTTGTAGCTATGATTGCTGACCTTAAGAACCAACTTGAGGAAGTGATGAGCTCAGAGGTAGAAGAGGAAGTGATTGAAGAGGCTGTGGCTATGAGTGCACAGCATAGATTTTCTAGTGTAAACAAATTCATAAATAACAAATAAAATGCGTAAATTAAAATTCGACTTACAAGTTGACCCAACTGCTTTATTAGCAGCGAACCCAGAGGCATTCTATTCTCAAGCTTACTTGTCTGAGGATACTGCTGACAACTATCGTTCTTTACCAGGTGTAAAGTACAAAACTAAATTAGCGACTGTTACTTTCGGTAACATCTTGCAAGCATCTAGCTGTTCTTTCTCAGCTCCTAATGATGATTTGAACGCTAAAGAAATTGACGTATGTGCTCTTTCTGCAATGGCTCAAATTTGTCAGTTTGACTTAGAGCAATCTTTCCTTTCTTTGCAAATGTCAAAAGGATCTAACGGAGATTTCTCTGTTGCATCTTTCATGTCATTCTACTGGGGTGAGATGGCTAACAAAATTAACGGAGATATCGAGTTAATCAGATGGCAAGGTGATACAACTGCTATTGCTAACCCTACATTAGCTTTATGTGATGGTTATGAGAAAAAATTAACTGCAGGTTTAACTGACCCAACTGATACAGTTATCAACGGTGGTACAGGTGCAATTGCTAACTTCACTACATTGGAGACTAAATTAGCTGCAGCATTTGCTTTACTTCCTGCATCTATTGCTACACGTACAGCTGACCTACGTTTGTACATGCCAACTCAATTGGTTAACATCTACCGATTAGGAGTTGCTGCAGGTAACACTAACGCTTACATTACTCAAGATTTGTCTTTGACTTTCTTAGGAGTTAAAATCGTAGTTTGTCCAGGTATGTCTAACAACACTTTTGTTTGGACATTGAAAGATAACCTTATCTATGCATTCGATGCTGAGGGTGACTCTTCTGACCTACGTGCAGTTAACTTAGCTGATACTGTAGCTGAGCCTTATATCCGTACACGTGCTAACATGAAAGTTGGTTTCGAATATGTGAATGGTTCTGACATCGTTTTCTATCAATAATAATCATGAGCCCTCTACCAAGGGGGCTCTTTAATACTTTAATATCATGGCTTGTCAAGCATTAGAAGCAATCGTAAAATCATGCGACAACAACAGTGGTGGTATCTATGGTATCTGGATTAACCAACAAGATGAGATCGCATCTATCACACCAACCGACCCATCAGCGGGTTCAGGATGGGAGATAACAGGTATCACTCTTGCAGGTACTCCTCCAGTACTATTTGAAAACTACTACGTTCGTCGTAACACATCTAACTTTACTGAGGACAGTACTATTGACCTAGTTAATGGTAGCTCATTTGTCACTCAAACAATTAACTTAATGTTCCACCGAAGAGATAAAGATAAGTCTCGTGCTATCAAAATCTTAGGAGCAGGACAGCAATACTTAACAGCTATCGTATTAGATGCTAATGGTAAGTATTGGTACTTCCCTTACTTGCAGGTTTCTGCTACAGGTGAAGGTTCAGGAACAGCTCGAGCTGATGGTTCTAAATATTCAGTTACTTTGGTAGCTGAAAATGAGTACCTAGCTTATGAGGTAGACATGCTACCTGCTGCATTAGCTGCAATCGGAGTACTATAAGTTCTTTATTTCTCTACATAGCGAAAGGGCCTACCGTAATGGTGGGCCTTTTTTGTGAACATTTGTAAAGTCTAATTTAATATAGGTGTGATATACTTAGATCAAGGTGTTATTAATCAATTCGTGTTAACTCTTAGTGAGGTAACTACGGTTAGTACACCACACTATTTGTTTGTGTTCACCAATGAAATGAATACTACTAGCACACCACAGCTATTTACATCTGCTGATACAAGTGCATACCCTGAAAGATACAACCTGTTTACTCTTGATGAGCCAACGGATATATCACTACTTAAAGGGCAGTACACGTATGAAGTATATGAGAGCTCAACACCATTCGTTCTACCTCTTTCAATAGCACAAACTACAGGCGTAGTAATTGAGGAAGGTAGAATGGTAGTAAGTGGTCCAGTAGGTAACTCAATATACGATTAATATGGCATGGTACGATAGATTTATTAACAGCAAACCCAAAGGGCCCGAAGTAGTAGAGGGCTATCAATCTTTTAGCACTCCATTCTTACCGGTAGGTAGAGGCAATTTAACTTTACCCTATGTCAATGGTAGATACGTACAAGAGTCTTGGGTTCGTTTCGGTGAGGGTAACCTATATCCGGAACTGCTTAACCAAATGTACTACAGCTCACCACTACATGGTGCCATTGTAGATTTTAAGACCAATGCTGTTATTGGTGGAGGGTTTAATATCATAACTGACAAGCTAACTCCCCAGGAGAAACTTGACATGTACTCTTTTGAAAAGAAAGTCAACCTTAAACACACCGTTAAGGCTGTTACTAGACAGTTAATCCTGCATAATCGAGTATATTTTAAGCTATATTTTGGTGAAAAAAGAAAGCTAATCAAGGTAGAGAACGTATCACCGGAGAAAGTACGTATATCACCATGCAGAAAATACTACTATTTGTCTGATGACTGGAGCACTCGTATAGATACTGAGAAAATTAAGCCTTATCACATTGCATGTAGTGACGAAATACAGCTATATTGCTATGAGGTCAAGTCAGTAGGTCAAGACTATTACCCATTACCAACCTATACAAGTGCATTAAACTTTGCTTTTTTAAGTGGTGAGCTATCTTACTTCGCAAAAAGCAACATTCAAAATAGTGTGTTCCCATCCTTTGCTATGATGTTCCCTAAGAGACCACAGTCTGAGGAAGAAAAACACATGATCAAGGAAACTATTGACCGTCTTAAAGGTGCAGCCAATGCAGGTAAGGCAGTTGCATTCTTTGCTAACAGTGCGGACCAATTACCTAAAATTGAAAGCTTACCAACTAATGACAATGATAAGCTATTTCATGAGGCATCTGCATTGAATACTGAGCAAATATGTTTTGCTCATACCATTGACCCTATCTTGTTAGGGGTGCGTACATCCGGTAGCCTGGGTAATGGCAGTGACATCAAGCAGGCCTATGTGATATTTGAAAAGAACGTAGTAATGGAGCTACGTATGCAAATCACTACGATATTTAATGAGCTATTGACTATTGCTAAAATCCCTGCAGATTTCACAATCAATAACTTCCAAATAATTAATGAGACTATTGTGGAGCTTGAGGGTGAAAGCTCTAAGACTAACGATGCATTAAACACATTGAGTCCATTGGTAGCTACCAAAGTACTTGAGACTATGACCATCAATGAAATTAGAGCACTTGCTTCATTAGCACCTGTAGAGGGTGGAGATGTTACACAAGCAGCTGCAACTGCAGCAGCACAAACACCTGCAATCTGATGTTATACTTTATCACTGAAACCTACCTTAAGACTAACACACCCATCACAGCCAATGTGGATGTGACTGATGTGACCCCATACATAGCAACTCAGAGTGCATTGAGGATACAGCCTATCCTAGGCACAGTGTTCTATAATCACATGTTGAATGCGTACAATACTCAGACACTTACACCTGATGAGATTGACCTAGTAGAGTTTATTCAACCGGTCATTGCCTGGAGGTCAGCTGAGGATGCGGTATTTGGATTGACGTATCAGCTAAAAAACAAAGGACTTCAAACTCAGAATGGTGATTATTCTGCAAGCGTATCACGTAATGAGGTAGCATTTGGTATGGAACACTATGCACAAAAGGCTAGTTTTTTTGAGCAACGTCTAATTAGATGGCTATTAGCTAACAGAAATCTGTTCCCGATATTTATTAGTACCACTAACATGGATACTGATCTAAGACCAATGTTTAACCACTGCTCTTGTATCAATCAGTATCAAACAACTTGCACAGGTATGTGTGGTAACCTACGAGAAAACGGATACAATAACAGCATCCTTATCTTATAATGGAGTCACAGGTAGCTATCTTACTAAAAACAATGCAGGCTAACTGGATTAAATTGTTAGCTACTATAAGTGCATTCTTAATGCCTATCTCAGGACTGCTATTTTTGGTAGGGTTTGTTATCGTACTTGATACTGTTACTGGTATTTGGAAGTCAATAAAAAACAAAACAAAGATAACTAGTAGAGGCCTCAGTGCTATCATTAGCAAAATGCTACTTTATGAGGTAACGGTTATCCTGTTCTATATGATAGATCACTTTATCCTTAACAATATCATACTTCAGTTCTTTTCAGTACAGCTGTTACTAACTAAGGTACTTGCACTCATCCTGGTTAGCATTGAAGTCATGAGCATTAACGAGAACTACAAAGCAGTGAAAGGGCTTGACCTATGGCAGGCTATGAAAAATCTTTTCGCTAGAGCTAAGGATATTAAAAAAGAGGTAGATGAAATTAGACACGACCAAAATATTACAGGAACGCCTATCTAATGCTCAGTACTTCCATGAGGAGTCTGAAAAAACACAGATCTATTTACACCATACAGCAGGCAACGGGAACCCAGTAGCTGTATCACGTTGGTGGAATAGCAATTCAGACAGGATAGCTACTGCATTTGTGGTAGGTGAAAAAGGAACTATTGTACAATGCTTCAGCTCTAGGCACTGGGCTTATCACCTGGGCATAGATAGTCAAGATTTCTCAGTACATGGACTCAAGTACCAAAACTTAAACAAGCTAAGTGTAGGTATTGAGGTGTGTAACTGGGGTCCATTGAAGCTAAGAGATGGAAAGTACTACAACTATATTAAAAGTATTGTAGATCCATCCATGGTAACTACATTAGATGCACCATACAAGGGTAACATTCACTGGTATAAATATACGGATGCACAAATCGAAAGCACTCGTCAGTTGGTAGAGTACTTATGTGAGACCTATGACATTCCAAAGGCTTACCGGTCAGAGATATTTAGCATTGATAAGGAAGCATTCAAAGGTACTCCTGGGATTTATACACATAACAGTGTTCGTAAAGACAAGGCGGATATTTACCCATGCCCCCGAATGATTAAGATGTTACAAAGCCTATAGCACATGAGACTTTCAATAATTATTTTGTCGCTAGTTTCTACTATATTTGCGACATCCTGTTCAGCTCCTAAGCGTGCTCAATGGCACTATAAGAAAGCGTTAAAAAATGGCCTTCAGTTAGTACAGGATAGTGATACTATCCGGATAACTACTATTGACAGCATCCCAGTGATCATGAATGATACTATCGTATGGCAGAAGTATATAACAACCAAGGATACTATCATTAAATATAACAACATCTACGTGCCAAAGACTAGATGGCAAACACGAATAGAGTATAAGGAAAGGGTCAAGACACTACGCATCAAAGGTGATACACAATGGAAAACAGCCAAGGCAAAACAGGTAGTTAAATACAGATGGGCGTGGTGGCCTATTGTTATTTCGTTCTTTATTGGTATCTTGCTTCGGTTTTTAATACAAAGAGGGCTACTGGATAGGATAGCTCTACTATTTAAGCTATGAGAAAACGACTATTTTACGACATTGAAACATCCTTTAATGTCGGTGTGTTCTGGAGGACAGGATACAACCTAACAATTAACCCAGGTGATATCATTCATGAGCGTGCTATCATCTGCATCTGCTATAAATGGGAGGGTGAAGATGAGATTCACAGCCTAACATGGTCCAAAAATCAGAGTGATAAGCAAATGATTGAGAAGTTTGTCAAGGTTTTAGCTCAAGCCGATGAGATTGTAGCTCACAATGGGGATAGGTTTGACCTCAAATGGATACGTACAAGGGCTTTATTCCATGGTATTGGTGTTATGCCATCCCCAAAGACTATAGACACGCTTAAATGGGCTAAAAGGTACTTTAATTTTAATAGCAATAAGCTTGACTACATAGCTAAGCTACTTAAGGTAGGGGCTAAGATGGAAACAGGAGGATTAGATTTATGGAAAGACATCGTATTTCGCAAAGACCAGGAAGCCCTGGATAAAATGGTAGCCTATTGTAAGATGGATGTTGAAGTACTTGAGTCAGTATTCAATAAACTAAACAGCTATACCCTTGCAAATCATAACTATGCAGTACAGCATGGAGGTGATAAGTATGAATGTCCTGAATGTGGAGCTGCTAACTTCCGATATAATAAAAAAGTAGTCACTGCTGCCGGTACTGTACATCATTGGCTTAAATGTAAAGAATGCAATAAGCATCATAAAATTAATCACCTGGTGTTCACTAAATATCAGGAATATATCTACAAGCGTAAGTCTATAGCCTGATTTTTGCGGAGATTATTTAAGCTTTTACCCTGATTTTAATACATGTTTTTTAAGTTTTTAGGCTGACTCCTTATTTAGAATGATTATAAATTGTGGAAAATTATGCAAAATTGTTTGCATATATGAAACTATTTGTATCTTTGTCAGGTATTAACACTTAAAAATTTAGTTATGATAGAGCAAATCAAAGCGTATGAGCAGGAACTTAAGTTCCAATATGAGGAGCTGATGGATGCATTTGGACCATT